GCTATTATTTTTATACCAAGGACAGATAGCAGGAAGTTGTAGGTCTGCCCTCGGTGTTTTGGTTTGTGTAAGCTCTACTTTTTAAGTAGGGCTTTTACTTTTTCCTTTGCCTCTTGCAAGTCTTTGCTTTCTTCCAAGATTGCTAAGATTTTTCTTGTTTGATTTTCCTCTGCTGTATCTTTTAACAATTCCGCTAAGTTCATTTCTTCGTTCTCCATTTCTATCTCCTTTCCTGCCATTCCCTTGCTACAATTATATAATACCATACGGTGTCCCCTATGTCAATACTTTTTTTAAAATTTATTTTATTTTTTCCAAAAAAGACGGTCTTTCGACCGCCTTTTATAATATTTTTATGATACTATCTCAGCATCAACTAAAGATAAAATGCTTACCCCATCTTGAAAAAATTTACCTTTGGATATGTCTATATCCGTCATTTTAGATGGCTGTATTACTTTCTTTCCTGCTTCTTGTGCTTCGCTGTTGCTCAGTACAATAGCATCTCTTGCCATTGTAATTGCATCTGCCATACTTCCCTTTGTTTTACCTTCCTCATTTGACTCTGTCAGAATACCCAAATCCGGTACTTCAATCAAAATATTTGTACCGACATCTGTAAAAATAACCGGATATGCAACTTTCATAAAATCTACCTCAAATATTTATTTCTGCTCGTCTATAAACTCACGCATCATCTTGGAAATCTGTGCCGCCTGACTCACTCCAGCTTTCTCACAGGCTTCCTTAAATTCGTCAGTCAGTTCTTTTTTCAGCTTGAACGACTTTGATATTATACCAACCTTTTTCTGCCATTTATCTGTAGCTTTCGTCTGTGCCTTTGGCATCATATCACCTCTTTACTTTTTTTTATTTTCCTGCTATTATTTTTATACCAAGGACAGATAGCAGGAAGTTGTAGGTCTGCCCTCGGTTTTGATGGTTAATGCTTGAAGATTTTATTTACGAATTTCTTCAAGCATTTTTGTTATGTGATTTACTGTTGCCTGTTCATTATTTGCTTTTGCTACTTCTCTAATTGATACCAATATTGCTATCAAATCTGCTTTTGTCATTTCTTCAATCTCCGTTTCCATTTCTATCTCCTTTCCTGCCATTCCCTTGCTACAATTATATTATACTATAAGGTTACCCTTATGTCAATGCTTTTTTATAAATTTATTTTATTTTTTAAAAGACGGTCTATCGACCGCCTTTCCTTAATTTTTAAGTATTTTAAATTTACCCTTTGTCATAAGCTCCCACTGTTTCTTTTATACTCTTAATACAATTCTGTATTGTATCATACACAGCTTTTGATATTCTTCTTTCTCCTGGACTTTCATTATCGTTTGGTGCTTCCTGCAAAGCATAATCGTTTAAATGTTTTATCAATTTATTCACATCACAAGCCGTTGGTTCTGCGTCTATTATTTCACAAAATCTTCTGAACTCATCTTCTGATAAGCAATATTCACTTGCTCTATCTTTTAAATTTTCATCACTAATCAATCTCATCTCCGGCACTCCTCCCTTATCTTCACTTTGTCACAACATATTCCATTATCCTCGGCATTTTCTCTCTAAAAGCCGTTCTGATAACCATAATTGCTTGTTTAATGCCGTCACAAAATCGGTCATTATATTCCGCATCAAAGTACGGTGCAACCTCGTCCACATATTCATCAAAGTTTGCATAAGAGTATTCCTGTTCATCCTCAAGTTGTTTTATCAAATCGACAATTCCACCGATTAAGCAATTAAAACAACTATCATACAATCCGCACTTTTCTTCCTGCTCATCGCAAAACGCTTCTTTTGACTCCTTTATATCGTCCAGTCTGCCTAACAGCTTACACTCAAAGCTCTTTATGTGTTCCCGCCGTTCTGCCTCCTGCCTTTTTGCTTCTGCCTCAATCAACTGTATAATTTCTCTCTGTCCCTGCACTGCTACACAATCTTTCTGGTCTGGGTGCTGCTTTAAAAATGTATCAATCCTGTTTTCAAAAACTTTTATAAGTATGTTTTCATCAATCATTCTTCTGTTCCCTCCTTAACTCTCACTATGATTCTGTTTTCCGGGAATGTATGTGTACACTTGACATACTTGTTTTTATTTGCGTCCAAATCAGCTTCGTCAATGCTTATAAACTTTCCCTGTGCATCTGCAAATACTATATGTGGCTGCTGTATCAAATCAATAACCACGCTTTCAAGATAGTTTAATTTCAACGCAGCCCTATTCTTCTCAACTACCGCATCACCCTTTTCTTCACGAAGTCTTGTTTCCACTGCCTTAAGCTGTTCCACTCTTGTTTCAAGTTCCTGCACATAACCAACCTTTTTCACAATCTTTATCAACAATTTATTAAACATATCAACATCCTCCTGTTTTATCTTATTTTTGCTCTTTCTTCTCTCCGAGCTTTTTTCCAATCTGTTTCACATCTGCTCCTTTCCGGGAGCTGCACCACACTCCCAGCATTTTATTTGTGATAGTCAACTTTCCTACAGCTATTTTTTCGCTATGTAAAGGTGCATTTAAATTTTTTATCTTGTCGGATTCCGACAAATCAACCACGATTTAATAATCGCTGTTCAAGTTCGCTCATATCTGAGGAACTTATCTCTCTCTGGTTAAATGAATTAAACTGATTTTTCTTTTTAGTTGAATATCCTGACTTTGTATTGCCTGACGGCTTTTGGTCTGCCCGCTCTGTCTTATTCCAATAATCAGCAGTGCTTTTCCAGTTTATTCTCCTGCCATACTTGTCTTTCCAATCAATACGGTCATAATATTCATAAAACTTTTCAGGATTGATTTTAAGATTGTTTAAAGCAACATAATCTTTTACCTCCTGAAGCGTTGGCACTATAGATAGAGTGTTAGTATATTTACTATTACTTTTACTATGTTTTAAAATGTCTGCATTTTCGTCCAAAATGTCTACATTTTCATCCAAAATGATTACATTATCTGATAAAAGGGCGACTTTAACTAAGAGGTATGCTCTCTTCATTTTTACAGCTTTTCTTCTCCTTGTTGCGAAAAGAAAATTTTCCTGAATTTCTTTTGAAGTTAAAATTCCATTTTGTTCAAGCTGTTCCAATGAAAAGACACCCCGCCTTGCACAGCAGTTCACTATTTCATTTATACGATTGACCGCTTTGTCACCCCCGCCAAACATTCGTGACGAAAGTAACAAAGCCCTCTCTCGCTGCCATTCACAATAATAACCGTGTACTCCATATATCTCCTGAAGTAACGCATATATGACGGCGTGCGCCTTTAACCCGCATTCTGCTGTTACAAGTTCAATTGCATTATCAGCCGCGCATTTTACCGGAAAGTAATCAATACCTTCTTTTCGGTTCATAGGCGCGTCCTCCTAAATTTAATCAAACAGGTATAATTTACAAAGGCAAGGAAGACATCCGACCAACTGACACTGTCCGAATAGTCGGCACCTTCCTGTAATTACGGCACATATACTCCCCCTGATTTTCATTAAAAAGCATACACACCAAAAAATAAAAAATATATTATATTAACCCATATATTCCCCCCGAACAATCGAAAAAAATATACAAGCTAAATCCAAAAATAATAAAATACTACGAGGTCCATTTACCTCTATGATGTTTCTCAACTGCCCTGTATTTTCTTGGCAGCTCTGAATAATAACTTTCTTCCTTGAGTTTGTCCAATATACCGAAAAACTCACTTCTTTTTCTGTAAAATGTACTTTCGCTGCAATTTACAGTCTCAACGCTGCACAATTCTCTAAAACTCATCCCTGGAGTTGTACAGTATTTTAATAATGCCGCTGCAAGCTCTTTATCAGTAAGCATTGCAGCCTTTTCAATAAGCTCTACTCTGCCACTCAGCATTGCCAGCTTAATAGCAAGATTTTCCACAGAGGATGCCGTATTATGTGCGTGTGGCATCCCGTCATAATTCACTCCCGATACACCAATATTGTGCTTAATGTCTCTGATCTGAGACAACCACTCATTATATTGGTAACAGAAATAGGCAAGCTCTTTATATTTGAACTTGTTAAGTTTCTTCAAAGGTCTGTCTTTCCTCATTACATCTCCTATCTGATAAAATCAAAGGTTTATCTGCCTTATGGTTAAAAACAATCAATAGAACCACATCCTTTCAAATAGCAATATCAGTCATCATACTTATACTGTTCAGCAAGGGCATTTATATCCCTTGACAGATAACTGCTCATTGTACTCATCTGCTCATCATCAATCTTTATACAGCAGTCTTCACAGCACATAGCAATCCTGCTTTTGATATACTGAAGTAAACTGATATTATATTTATTTACTACATACTCAATAATACTGTGTCTCATCTCCTCTTTTATTTCACAATTATTTTCAGTATTTTTTTCATTTACCGGACTGTTCAGCATCCCGGCAATGTAATCTGCTGCCTTATCGTTTTCACAAACATTATGTGTTTCCAATTCAATATCATCATCAACATTTACATCACACTTTCCATGTTTTTCTGCCATCAATGCATCAAATGATTTAATACTGTCTTTTACATCAGCAGCCTGTGAACTTACCTCTGCATCGCCCTGTCCTGTTTCTATTTTTATTGCATCGCTATCATGTTCCAAAGCCTTAATTACATTATTTACATCACTTTCAATATTCTCAGGCTCTATCTCATACTCTCCCTTAATGTCATCAATAGAACTCTGTCCCGGTATCTGCTGATTTTCATATTCGGATTCTTTAAGCCATTTAAAATCCTTTACAACATTTAATGTAATCTTTGGTTCATTTTCACAATAATCAAAAAACTCAAGCTGCATATTGGGTGACATTCCTGCTATTTTGTAAGCAACCGATATACCGAGCGTCCCATCGTTAAGCATTGTCATAAATTCATCAATCAAATGATTTATAACTACAGTCAGCTCCGCAATCTTAGTTTCCGACATTCCCAGAAGTTTTGACATAACACTTCTGATGCTCTCCTGCTGCATATCATAACCATTGATACTTGTCCCGTTTTCTTTTGCATTTTGAAGAAGCTCCTGCATCCGCTTAACTTCATTCATTTTTGTAGCAGAATCCTTTGTTCTATAAGAATTTGCCACTATCAGATACAGTTCTTCTTCATTCTGATTATCAAATCTGGTAACCTTCGCTGACACATTTTTAAACTTGTCCTCACCATTTTCAACAAGATAAGTCAAAGCTCTCCATCTTCGTTCGCCGCTTACAAGTCTGTATTCACCACGCTCGCAAGGCTCTTTTACTACAGTAATATTTTCCATCAGACCGCACAGCTTTATCTCATTTGCAAGTTGTTCTATATCAGTCAGAGGATAGAAATTCTTGTCATTAGAATAAATCTTGTCAATCGATATATCCTGCAAACGAAACCTTGCATATGTAGTATTCATATTTCCACCGGATAAACTTTTTGAATTTAAAGTATCAAGAATAGATGAACCTGTCATGCCATCACCTCCAGCACATCATCAAGAAGCTGTCTGTAATCTTTTACCGCAATACAATTTTTAAAATTATACGGCAATGGACCCGACATCATAGAATTTTTAATAACCTGCACACTCTCACGCACATATGACGGCATAAGAGTAGAATCATATTTTTCCTGTGTTGCGAGAAGAAAATTGCACATTGTCTTGTTTTTCCTGAACAATGTCACAAATCTTCTCAAACTTATATTCTCACCTATATCCGTATTGGATAACTGAATAAGAATTTCATCCAATACATCACTTCCCTGTTCCTCAAATCCACCAATCTTATGCGGACTGAGTACAAGATTAGAAGCACATATAGCATTTAAAACCGTAATATCAAGCTGCAAACCGCAGTCAATAATACAATAATCATATTCATTTTCAATCTCAGACAATGCTCTTTTCAGAACATCAATTTGGCTATGTTCCTTTTCTACCTGTAAGCGTCCGTTTACAACCTGCAAACCCGGAGACGATGGAACAATATCCACACCATAGTCCGTAGTTATAATGTGGCTTTTAATATCCGGCGTATCACCTTTTAACGCATATGACATAATATCCGCAATACCATCATCCGACGGCTCTACATCGTATGTCATGGTAGCATTTGCCTGACAATCCGCATCAATCAAAAGCACTCTTTTTTCTTTTTCAGCCTGTAATAAATAAGCAAGGGTTGTTGTGGTAGTGGTCTTGCCAATACCACCCTTCAACCCGGCAATACAAATTGTCTTCATAATGTTGTTCCTCCTGATATTCATTTTTTATGTTGTTCAATCGTGTGGTACGGTACCGATGTTTCCACATCGGCACTTCCACACTTGCTGCATTTTTCATTTTTCCGTCTGGTACTGTAAACCTCTTTACCACACTTATTGCACTTCACAATAAAGAACGGATCACTTGAATAATATTGACCTATCCTATTAAGCAAGAATTATAATCTTTCCTTTTTCTATCAAATCAGACAATTCATTGTTTAAATATTCTTTTATACGCTGCTTAGCTTCTGTTCTCCATGCACCGCCATCTGCCGAGAACAATGCACAAGTAATTCCATCAAATTTATCAGATTTAATTCTAAAAATAAAATCTGATTCCGGCTGGTCTATTTCATCAAATGTTCTATACGGTTTCAGATGTACCGGACTAGGAACGATTGTTTCTGTTTTTGAAGCAACCCCTGTTTTTACTGTTGCTTTCTGCGAAATGCCATCGTCACCATATTCTGCTACAGTTTTATCCTCAACATTTCCGGCAAATGAAACTAAAAGTTCTCTGTCCTCATTCTGAATAAACTTCGTTTTCAGATTGATACAAAAATTTTCCTGCGGGATATACGCACCAAATTCAAATCTTGGAACTTCTGCATCAACAACTGCTAAACATTCTCTATGCTTATCACTGTCAAGTGTTGAAAGCATTTTTACACTTTTTTCACTTACTATATGTAAAAAGAATGGAGTAACAGGCACTTCTAAATCAGATTTGATGTACTTTATTAAACTATCTAAAGTAGATAATTTAAAAGGTTCAATATGAGGCTCATAACTTATCCTTTCCAGCTTTTTATCCGAATAAGTTTGACCGCCTATTTCTGTAATGTTAGGTTTTTTCATTCCTACAATGTACTCTAACGCATCTTTAATCATTGATTTCCTCCTTACTGAACAGCCTTTAATCTGTTAATATCCCTATAATTTACTACTTCGCCCGTATCCGTATTAACAACCGAACCATCAGATAATGTCACCTCTGAACCATCCTCTAATTCATTTGTATTTACCGGAGATTTCTGATGAACACTGCTGCCATATTCCTGCACAGATATTTTCTTAGTCTCCAAATCCTGACCGATTGACATTTGTGTGTGAATAGGCATCTGCGGAGCAAGTGACTCTTTAGATGTAATCTTAACCTCAAGTTCTGACCTTGATTCATCTTTAAAAGAAAACTCAAATTGCATAGTAATCGTTCTCTTTTTATCTGACGGGCAATTTACATCCATAAGATTTTGTGCCACCTTGCTAAAACTTCTGTCAAACTTTTCCTGAGCCGCACCGCCTGCAAGCTCGTCCAGCTTTAACCTAGCCATACTTTTTTGCCTCCTTTATCTTGATTTTTGCTGTCCTCAAATTCTTTAGGGCGGGCAATCCCGCCCTAAAAATAATTTTGGAAGAACAACAGCCCGTCATGCCGATAGCACAGCAAATTATTAATTCTGTGAAACCGCTTCGTCCTCTGTATGTACCCTTGTATATCCAAGCTGTCCCATGTAACTGTCAGCAAATCTCGTAAAGCACTGATTTCTTATATTCTGTTTCTGCTCCTCTGACAAGTCATTAAAATTTACATACCCACCATCTTTAGTTGGTACAAGTATCTTATGCGTTATCTTTTTCTTTTCTGCCATAATTTTCTCCTTTTCTGCTTTTATTTTATTTTATTCCCAAGTCTTGACCACTGTTCTTTAATATAATTTTAAGAGCCTAAATCCGAAAAAACATATCATGAATAACTGTTTTTTCAGATTTTTTTATCATGGATGATAGTTTAGTTTCCTAACCCCCTTGTCGGAATCCGACAAGCCGTCTTGATTTTCACATCACATCCCCCTATACTTTTAATACAGGCTATTGCCGTAGCCAAGTATCAAAGAAAGGAGAACTTTATGTGCTTAGTCCATTACCAAATAACTTTTAAATCAACTTCCCTAAAAGAAAGACTTAGAGTTATTAAAGAAATTGATGATATGTCGGCTATCGGATTTGAAATGTTGCCAAACCAACAATCATCCGATTTCTTTTTTTACTCTGAAGATGATTTAAACTTTATTAATATTCCGGATGGTTGCATCGTGAAAAAGATTCCATAATCTTCTCAAAATGCACATACACATTCGTGGCTTCCGCATCGTATTCCAGTACCATGCGGAAGTTTTTATTTAACTTCATAGTCAAATAAAAAAATCTAAATAATGTTGATACAAAAGCTGCCATTATTTCAAACGGTTCTTTCTTTACAAACATTCTTCCAAGCTGCTTGACTCTTTTAACTTCCTCATGCCCTTCCGCATAACACTTATCACTGCTACTATCATTTTTTAAAGACTTAGTTTTTATTACTTTTTCATCTTCCATTGATTTTAAAAGTGATATAGCCTCATCGAATTTTTCATCAATAAGATACTCAGTAACAAGCTTATCAACAGAATGTTCACGATTAAGTTCATCCTGATAAAAATATGTCTCTGTAATTTCTTCATCTGGACATTCTTCCATCAGATTTCTAACCTTGTCATCGTCAAGTGTATAAAGAAGCTCTTTCGCTTCCTCAAACTTTCCCTCGATAATCATCTTCTCAGCCAACTTTTCAACTGCAGTTCTGCGGTCAAGTTCTTTTTGCAACTCTGTTATGTTTTTTGCTTTATCCATCACTATTCCCTCCCTGTCGGAATCCGACATTGTCATAATAAACATTTATATATAATTTGCCTTTTCTTTGTACTTCCCCATTGCTATAATCAAATTGTCAGCTATTGCGGAGCTGGCAATCCATAACAAAGGAGGTGCTGCAATGAAAAGAAATTATGTAAATCCCCTGATTTCTCCAGACTTTGAAGACCGTCTGGATATTGACGGAACATATTTGCAAGATTGCTGCAATATCAAAATTTGTTCCGCACGTGACATCAACAGACACGGTTGTCTGCTTGGTTCTGCGGCTCCACGCTGTTCCTATGAAGAAAAGCAGGAACGCAGGCTCAAAAAGAAGAAGTAATTACTAATAACATTAAACTGTTTTATTCTTCTGGGCTGACGCTGTTTTTGCATCAGCCTCTTTTATACAATTTTCAATTAGTTTTATTTCCTTTTTGCTCTCAATAATTATGTGCATAAAGTATCTTGAACAGTGAAATTGTTTTAATTGCGGTTTTCCATACGGCATCCTCAATGAAACTATGTATAAAACTTTTGCCCAATTCTGCAATTTTTTCCAACATTTCATCATCTTTTCTGCTTGAATTTCTCCTGAATGGCTTTTCAAAATTATAATAGCTGACTGCATAAGACTGTTTATTTCCGACTTTAATGCCCTATTAATATCTGTTTCATTCATAATATAATCAAGTCGCTTCATAGTAACATTTAACATATCTTCTATACTGTCACCCAACTGTTCTCACCTCACTTTCTCAAAATCCAACAACCTGTTCCTGAATAATCGAAGCCAAAATAAGTGCATTTGTTTTATCCAATTTTATAACCCCCCCTTCAATATCAGGCATAATTGTTATTGTCTGACTGTCATTATCAGGAATAACAAAATAATTCGGAGTTTCCAGCGGTACAGGTTCTTCTTGCACCGCTTTTTCTATCGCTTTCACTTCATCATTGCTAATAACATCAACATATCCAGCCATCAAATTTACCTCGCTTCTTGATTTTCACATCACATCTTCCTATACTTTTAATACAGGCTATTGCCGTAGCCGAGTATCAAAAGAAAGGAGACATTACATATGCGTTTAAATTTTGATTGTGTTCGTGATATTCTTTTATGCGTCGAAGAAAACACAGACTTACGCCATTTATGTGCTTTCGTTGACATAGAAACATACCAGCAATCAAATTTCTCTGATGAACAGCCAGACATTCAACCGTATCAAAAGGCACTTATGCAAAAGTACGATAATGACACCATCATTTATCATATTTACTATTGCAATGCTGCTGGGCTACTTTTATTTCCTGAAGTCTCCAAACCAGACCGCATAGACATAGAAGACCTAACTCCCGATGGTCACAGTTTTTTGGCTAATATCAGAGAACCATCTAATTGGGAGAAAATCAAAACTGTTGGACACAAATTAGGATGCACATCGCTCCCAACACTTTCCAACATTGCTTCGCAGGTTGTTGCAGCCCTAATAAAGCAATATTTAAAATTGTCCTAATTAGACATAATAACTGTTTTTACCCGCAAGTCTTTGTTGTAGCAAACAAAGACTTGCAATTACTTCAAAAAATTTTCTGGCTTATGACTATAATTTATTTTTAATTTCTTTAAGTCTTTGTCGTAATTAACAACAAGCTGAAAAGAACTACCCACTTGTATCGAACTTATAAGGTTGCTTAACGCAAATCGAAGTGCATATAAATCTTCTGGTTGTCTCAATACCGCAAACAACCTCCCAAGTGTTTCGGCTCTTTTTATTTCCTCTTCTTTAGAACATGATTTACCAGCACCTGCTATGTATTCAATTAAAGTTTGTTCATCATTTTTTGAAAATTCATGTTCCGGTTCCTCTTCCATCAACTCTCTAGCCTTATCATCATCCAATGTGTCAAGAAGTTCTTTCGCTTCCTCAAACTTTCCATCAATAATAAGTTTCTCAGCTAACTTTTCAACTGCAGTTCTGCGGTCAAGTTCTGCCTGTAAGTCAGTTATGTTTTTTACTTTATCCATCGTTCTCACCTCGCTTTCATAATCTAACATTTCAGCCATATGTGTCTTAAAAAGACACGCCTAACTAAAAAAAATAAAATCTATTTGCTCTGCACAAAGATTATACTTATTCTTTATAAGTTTTATTTCATTCTGCGTAAACTCGGCTCCATTGGTTTCATTAAGCTTTGCTGAAAAAGTTGTACGTGCAATATTTAAATATTTTGCCAATTTCCCACCAGTATCCCCGTAAAGCTGCATCATTGATAAAAGAGCATTTTTATTCATTATCGACCCTCCTTTGTGTCTTTAAAAGACACTTAAAGAATATCACTCCTTGTTCATTCTGTCAATATATTTTTTTGATTTTTAAGACACTCTTTTCGGTATTTCTTGCAACCAAACAAAATATATAGTAAAATTAAACTACTCAATAAATTTACACAATTAGCAAAATATGGGATTTTAACTTCCGAAGAAATACAAGAAAATTTTCTTCAAGCAACAAAAAGAAGAAAATGTGTGAAAATAAAAAAAGACTATCTTTTAATTAATACAGAATTTTTACCAGCTAATGTAATTATTTTAGATTAAAATTTCCATATTATAAAATAATTATAATGTAAAAAAGGGGGGTTATCAATGAAAGAAGAAACAAATGATATTATGGCTTTAAGAATTAAGGCTCTAAGAAAGCAAAACAATCTTTCACAAGAGCAGCTTGCTGATTTACTAGGTCTACAAAAATCTGCTATTGCAAAATATGAAAATGGTAGAGTTATCAATATTAAACGTTCAACAATAGCGAAAATGGCTAAAATATTTAATTGTAGTCCTTCTTATATTATGGGCTGGAACGAAAATGAAAACAATGAACCAAATCAATCCTACTACCTTAACTCAAAAACAAGCAAGATTGCACAACAAATATATGATAACAAAGAACTTTCATTGCTCTTTGATGCTGCCAAAGATGCTGAACCGGAAGATTTACAAACGGTACATAGTATGCTTATGGCTTTAAAGAGGAAAGAAAAGGGTGAATAAATAAACTACAAAAAGGAGAATAGCTATGAATTATATGCATTATTGCACAAACTGTAAACAACCATTTTTAAACGAAGAAACACACGCAAATTGCCCAATTTGCCACAAACCCGGCATATATCTACATATGAATGTTAATGAATGGAATGAAGCATCAGCATTGCAAAAAGATAAGATTATAAAGGATGCCATTGATGCAAATATTGTATCCCCCGATATACAGTCAGAAATGCATGATGAACTCAAATCTATGCATAATGAAATGAACTCCATGCACAAAAAAGTTACATTCATGTTTGGAGTTACTGTAGTTTTACTTGTCTGCTGGCTCATATCAGCAATTATTGCCTTTAACTATGCCAAAAAATTAAACAATATTTTTCAGGCTCTTGGCGAAAATATTGAAGATACATTAGATGACTATAATTCAGATTATCATAGTCTTTTCGATTAAAATTACACAAATTAACAAAAAGAGGTACATAATATGGAAAACCAAAAAGATTTTATCAAAAAAATACTAATTATAAGTGCTATTGCCTGCTTTGCGTCATTATTTTGGAATTTTATCGTTCCGCTTGTTATTGCAGCTGGACTTATAGGATACCAGTTTTACCTTCTTAATAAAAAAGAAGATGAAATAAAACAGGTTATAAACAATCACAAATATCAAATAAAAGAACTTGAAGATAAAGTTAAAGAACTTGACACTAAAGAGCGACTGGAAGAAATTTCAACACTTGAAAAAAGACTTGAAACGCTTAAATCTGACATAAAAGACAGACAAAAACAATTACAGAATGTCACTAATGAATACCAGAATTTAAATCAGACAATAAACATTCAGAAAGCTGCTGCTGATTCAGAGATAAATCTTGAATTAACAAAACAGAAAGAACTTATCAAAAAAGAAGCAAAGAAAGTTTCAAAATTCAGAGAGCTTTACAAGAGTATCAAATACTCTATCAATAATTTCTTTGAATATGATCCATCTTCCGAACTTCTAACTTTCAAACAAGAAGACCTTAATCTTGTTGATGCCTATGCTCCATCAGTATTTTTGCATTTACAATACATGAACTCAAAAGAACTTCGCAAAGCCTACCGTGAAAACGACAAACAGATAACAAAGCTGATGGAACAATATTCCTCAAGATACACTACAAAATCAAACAAAGCAATGTACTCGCTTATGGTTATCGCATTGCGTTCAGAACTTCAAAATATTTTATCTGATTTGAAATATGGCACAATAGACAAAGCTACAGATAAAATAAAAGAAGTCACGATGAAATATCTTGAGATTGCCGGCAATGGCAACCAACAGATATACGGCACTCTTACAAAATTTATAGGCCAGCTTGAATACCTGTTTATAAATGCTGCCAAAATTGAATATAACTATTATGTAAAGAAAGAAAAAGAAAAGCAGGAACAGCTTGCATTAAAAGAAAAGATGCGTCAGGAAGCAGCCGAACTCAAAGCACTGGAAGCAGAAAAGAAAAAGATTGCAAAAGAAGAGGACAAATACAAAGCTGAAATTGATAAGGTCAAAGAACAGCTTAAAAATGCAGCTCAGGAAGAAATGGATATTCTCAACAAACGAATACTTGAATTACAAAATCAATTATCTGATGTTGTATTAAAGAAAGAAGAAATATCTAACCTACAGAATGGTAAAGCTGGAACTGTTTACATAATAAGTAATCTTGGTTCGTTTGGCGAAGATGTATTTAAGGTCGGAATGACACGCCGTCTTGAACCACAAGACAGAGTAAACGAACTTGGAAGTGCAAGTGTGCCATTCAAATTCGATGTCCACAGCTTCATATTCTCAGAAGATGCAGTTGCCCTTGAAAGCAAGTTACATCAGATGCTTACAGATAAACGAGTAAATAAAGTTAATCTTCGTAAAGAGTTCTTCAAAGTATCAATAGATGAACTTGAAAAGCTCGTTGAAGAAATAGAACCAACCGCTGAATTCAATCGCACAATGCTTGCAAGTGAATATCGTGCTTCGCTCGAAACTAATGGTAATTATTCAGACGATAGCTATTCTGATGATGAAGAAGACGAGGACGAATAAACAAGAAATATTTTAACCATTTTCGTGAGGTCACGAAGAGGAAAGAGAAGGGCGAATGAGATAAAAAACATAAAAAGGAATACATGTATGAAAAAGGTAAATAAACTAGACGACAACACATTTAAGGATAATTCTAAAGCTGTCTCTATAGGTGTTATAAATTCCAAATTGATTACACTTGTAAAAGACTTAAACCCTAATATTGCACAAAACATGATAGCTGGCACTGATATTATTTTTTGGAAAAATCGTATAAAACACATTCAAAAACATATTTCGGATTTTGATTCTCCAGAACAATTTAAACAATGTTTTGAAAATATTCCATCTATAATATCCAATCCAGATTTTATAAGTACTAATCCTAAAGACAGTAGTATATCATTTATAAAAAAGCAATCAAAAAACACATCCGTTGCTGTTCGTATATCAAATGACGGTAAGGCATCTTTTCGTACAATGTATCCATTAAGAGATTCTCAACTTAACAATTACATTGAAAACAGTCGTGCCAAAGCAATATAAATATATTGACTTTTTTCATTTACAGTGTATAATAAAGTATGAAAAACATAAACTTATATAAATGAAATCTGAGGACGGAACAGGCAGCCGTCACGCCCTTGTGGTCTTAAAGAGATGTGGGATTGTCACCCCACCTATTTCATTTATTAGTTAAGGTAGATGTCGTTTAAACATCTACCTTTTTTAGCTTGTCGGATTCCGACAAACATTAATTATAATACGCATATTGCAAATCATCTTTGCATATTTTATAATGTTGGTAGACAAAAGGAAATAATAGACCATGATAAACACCTCCCTTCCTTACCAGTCTGGGAGCGTTAACAGACAAAACCCCCGAAAGTGTCAAATACTTCCGGGGGCATTTTTTAATCTTCTATAAATATTTTTCTTAATATCAGTACCAATAAAAATACTGCCAAAATCCCTATAGCTACTTTCATAATCAAAAGCATACCTTTAAGTGCTCCGATTACAACAAGACAGCAAAGAAGAACTATTATCGAACTTCTCAATTTATCCATTCCATTCATCACATCATTTCCTTTCCGTTTACTTTCACTCTCTTCTCAATCCATTCATCAACTCTGAGCCACATTCCAACAGTAACAGTATTGCATTTCCTATCGTAAGAATACGGCTTACAATGTGCCAGTCATTTGCTATCCCAAACACTATGTTAAGTGATAACAAATAAAACAAAACATTACTTTTTTTATTTCTCATTGCTTTATATTATACAATGTGCTAAGATTTAAGCAGTTGGGGCTTTCGCCCCTCCCACCCTAGCTGTTAGTTAAGACTTAATCGCTGCTATCAATGCTGCAATGGCGGTTGCTGCTTCAATAATCAACTCGATTACTTCTTTAACTGACAGCTTTTTTTGTTTCTTATGTTTCTTAGCCATCGTTTTACTCCTTTCTTTTTGCTAACTCCTTGTTACAATTATATTATACCTCTACTTTTTGTAGATGTCAATGCTTTTTGTAAACTTTTTCTACTTTTCCATTGCTTTTTTCCACATATTGTAGTATTATTATTTTTAAAAACAGAAATGAGGTGAAGTTAATGCTTGACGATAGATATAAAAAAATATTTGCTGAAAATTTAAAACATTATATGAAGTTACATGATAAAAATCAGGCTGATTTAATAAACGATTTAGGATTCAACAAATCCTCTGTATCAACCTGGTGCAATGGAACACGCTTACCACGCATGGATAAAGTAGATATTTTAGCAAAATATTTTGATATTAACCGCTCCGACTTAATAGAAGACAAAACAACTGAAAAAAATCAATCCTACTATCTCAATCCTGAAACAAGCAGGATTGCACAGAAAATATATGATAATAAAGAACTTTCACTTCTTTTTGATGCCGCCCAGGATGCCGAGCCGGAGGATTTACAGACTGTACACAGTATGTTGATGGCATTGAAACGAAAAGAAAAGGGTGAATAATATACAATGGGGGTGATGCATCTGAACGATGACTACAATATAAATGTACAAATCTTAGACTTCGGAAATTCTGTTCCAGCGGTTGTAACTATAAATGATGATGGCAGCTTCAGCATATTTCTAAACGCAAGACTATCTTATGAAAGAAGACTTGAAGCATACTGGCATGAAATGCGGCATATTCAAAATCAGGACTTTTATGGAGATATGAGTGTTGACGAGATGGAGGCTGTTAATGAACATTGAAATAATCATATTGTTTTGTCGGATTCCGACAGATAAAATAATAAAGACACCTTATCAGGTGTCTTTATTTGTGTCATTAGATTCTCCATTTTTATAATCCACATCTTGTTGCGATGGTAATCTAAAAGAAAACTGAGTTTTCCCGTCATAATTGGATATAGCAAAATCCCCTTTTGATATAATATCCATTCCAATAAGAATATCTATACCCTGCGCTCCAATTTTACTCCCCATAACATTCCAATCAGTAAATATAACTTCATTATTCAAAATAATATCCATTAAATATATCGGTGCAGTCAATACTCCCGAAGGTGTTTTTGATTGTGCATAAGAAATAGGCTTCAATTTATATCTACTTGCAATTTCCTCTGAAATGCAAGTATTTGTTGCCCCAGTATCCCATTGAGCTAATGCTTGATCTACAATTTCATTTGCACATAAAACAACTTTATTTAATAAACGATTTTCTATTTTTGTATATTTTTCTGTGAAAACAGACAATATTCTTTTGTTCATTAAAATTCTCCCCTACACACTAATTAATTGCCAAGATGATATATAATTGGTATAACCACTTTCATCGCCATTGCATTCCTGAACTATATATTCCCCTAATTCATACTGATTGGAAAGTATATTAATTGCTTCTTGAATACTTTTATATACTCCCAAAATTTCATTAAATCTAATAGCCACACAACAATAACCATACTTTTCATAAAACTCATTATAATGAGTTAAGAAAAAGTTGAAATCATTCTTTCTATCAATATCCGTGTATTCTTTATTCATAATATACCTCCTTTCACTGAATAAAGAGCGTAAATTCGCACAACGCCCCACCATAAAAATATCTTTATTTATATTATACGCAATAATTTTGTTTTGTAAACCCTATCTTATTCATTAATTAGTTATTCAATATATTTCTAATTTTGTAAATAATCCATATTTTAGAAATAGAAAGCATAACAAATACAAAAATATTTGTTATATTCTATTGGCAAATATAATTATATTTGTTATCATATGATTGTAAGGAGTGATTTATATGTCAAACAAGAAGAAAGTTGAACGCTATATCTATCCTGCTATCTTCACTTATGAGGACGGTTGTGAAATTGCTGTAGAGTTTCCGGATTTAGATACTGCCACATCTGGAGAAGATGAAAACGATGCTTTTTTATCTGCCAGAGAATTATTGGGAGTCACAATGTTAGGAATTGAGGAAGATAACGAACCCATTCCAGAACCAACACACTTATCTGATATTACATTAGAAAAAAATCAAAAATCAGCATTGATTGATGTTTATATGCCAGCTATCAGAATGGCAAATGTAAATAAATCAGTAAACCGCACAGTAACACTTCCTGCGTGGCTTAATGCCGCCGCATTAGAAAGAGGATTAAATTTCTCTCAGGTATTGCAGGATGCTTTAAAGCAACAAATCAATCAGATATAAATGAGGTATATTTAATATAACAAAAAGACCGCCCTTTATGGGCGGTCAAGACCTTACACTTTACCCACGAAAGAATATGGCTAAAATATAAAGATGACGCATATTCATATTAACATAAGCCATCTTTTTTGTATAGTGGCTTATTTTTTATACCCGATTTCAAGGAGGAAGATAATAATGAGTGAAAAATTAAAAGAAGTCTGTGCATACATTCGAGTTTCTACAGATAAACAGGAAGAACTTTCTCCGGAGAGTCAGATAAGACTCATTAAGGATTATGCCGAACAGCACAATATGCTGCTTACACGAATTTATCAGGAAGACAAGGGTATTTCCGGCAAGAAAGCAGATAAACGCCCGGCTTTTCAGGAAATGATTGCGACCTGCAAAGAAAAGTCACATCCTTACGATGCAATCCTGCTCTGGAAGTTCTCCCGTTTTGCCAGAAACATTGATGAAAGCACTTATTATAAATCAGTTCTCAGAAAAAAATGTAATGTTGATGTTATAAGCATATCCGAGCCTATCACTGAGGGTATGTATGGCCGCCTTATCGAGATGGTCATAGAATGGAGTGACGAGTTTTATCTGTATAATCTTTCAGGTGAAGTTATGCGTGGAATGACCCAAAAAGCCTTAAAGGGCGGCTACAATTCAAATGTCCCTATCGGTTATATCAAAGAGCGTGGCAGAGATAAGATACCACAGATTGAACCCAAAGGTGCTGAGATTGTCAGAAAGATTTTTAATATGTACACAGAGCAGAATATCCCGATGGGTGACATAGCCGCAAGGCTGAATCAATCCGGCTATAGAACTGCAAGAGGCTCTCTTTTTGAAACCCGTGTAGTCGGATATATCCTTGAAAACCCTTTTTATATAGGGAAAATCCGGTGGAACTTTTTTGACAAACAGAGTAATAAAAGAAAAAATCCTGACGATGTGATTATATCTGACGGAAAACACGAAGCTATCATATCTGAAGAACAATTCTCAAAGGCTGCAAACCGCAGAGCACACGACAGACTCCGCACGGGATATAACAAGAAACGCCGCCCTGCTCCACTCCTTGCCAACTGGCTATCCGGTATGATTAAATGCTCAAAATGCGGTGCTTCGCTCGGTTTCGCCCACGGTGGTACTAAAACAGTTCCAAATTTTTGTTGCTGGAAATATTCAAAAGGGCTCTGTTCTACACGAAATGGCATCACATTGAAAAATGCTGAAAAAGAAGTTCTCTCCATCCTCGAAGAACTATCCGGCTCAGGATATTTTTACAATTATAATCTAAATGTAATCAATACCGAAAATACAGAACGGGGATATATATTAAAAGAACTCAAATCACTTGATGCAAAAATGAAGCGTATCAAAGATGCGTATATAAATGAGATAGACACCTTAGAAGAATACAAAGCAAATAAAGAACTCATCCTAAAAAGACGCACGGAGTTAAACAAAAAACTTGAATCTGCCACTATCACCGTTCACCCTGCATCAGTTCACAAAGATGTTGATTTTCAAGGATTGATTGATATTATAAAAGATGAAAATTCAAATGATATGGAAAAGCATAATGCTTTACTGGAAGTCGTAGACCATTTTGTCTGGAATAAGGAAACGCAGGAAATGACCGTGGTTTTGAATGATGATATATCGCTTGTAAATTGCAAATAGATTTTGCATATGATATAATGGCATCAGACACATAATATGTTCCATTTTGAACAAAACAAAACCTCTGAAAGCGGACCAGACTTTCAGGGGTTCTCTATTGCCAATTATTAACATATGTACTATAATACCGATAACTTAATAATGAACTTAATCAGGGAGCCGAAGGGTGCTACGACAGTTGCCGGACTTACAAAGGAAGGGAGCTGGATGCCAATGGTTACATATAGCGATTTATTCACATTTGTAATTATGCTTTGTGCAGTTATTACTCTTGTATATACGATAACACACAAAAAGTAACGCCCCAGCTCTAGTAAAGTAAGGCGTTACTTTAAATATAAACATCTTATTTGCCGGCGGCTAGTCTGCACCTAGCGTTCGGCTCTCTTGTTAAGTTCATTATATACAATATTAAAAATATTTGCAACTATTTTATTCTGTCGGATTCCGACAAGTTTTGTATTGCATTATTGCTCACATATCCAGTGCAACCAGCAAAGATTACAGCCTATCCGGCAAGATATATTTTGCTCAAACAAAAACCATAACTCCTCATCCCCCCTAAATTCAAGCCTTTTCGTAATATCATTAGTCCTCGACTACGGTGGTCCGGATGGCGAGGCTGGTGCCGCTATGCGTTATCTCTCACAGCGTTACAGTATGACCGACCGCCGTGTCATGGGTGCTCTTACTGACATCGGCACCGAAGAACTCGGTCATCTTGAAATTGTTGCTACCATTATCAGACAGCTTACAAAAAATCTTACACCGGAAGAAATCAAGGCATCCGGCTTTGATAAATACTATATTGACCATACACTTGCCATATGGCCGCAGGCAGCAAGTGGAGAGCCCTTCAGTGCGAGCCAGCTTCAGAGCACCGGTGATACCATAACCGATCTTTATGAAGACATGGCGGCAGAGCAGAAAGCCCGCCTGACTTATGATAACATTCTTCGTATAGTAAAAGACCCTGAAGTTGCAGAACCTATCCGTTTCCTCAGAGAAAGAGAAATTGTTCATTTCCAGAGATTTGGCGAATGTCTCAGACGCACTCAGGAAAACCTTGACTGTCGAAACTTTTATGCTTTTAATCAGCAGATTGATAAAAAGAACTGTGGAAAATAATCAGCATAACCAGTTTTAAGAAATAAATAAACAAGCCGAACGCAGATATTTTATTCTGTATTCGGCTTGTTTTAATGCTTATTTAACTAAAAGTCAGTGATACACTATACAAAATATTCTCTTTACACTATCTGTTAAGATTTTAACCCTCGTAAACAGTAATTCCTGTCACTGCAGGTTTTCCTGCAAATGTTATATAGAGGTATGGCTCTGTCTCAAGTGCTTTTAACAATGTATCATTAAGCACTATTCCTTTTCCGTGGAATTCTGAATACTTAAGGTCATATGTATTCTTTCCGCTTCCGCCAACTTTGTCTGATGTTCCAATAGTCACTGTTCCGACAAAGTCTTCTGTATCTGATATATCTAAGAAGTTAAATGCAACAACCGGCTTCTTATACTTAGATAAATCAATCTTTAAGAATGCTTGATAGCCCCAGTCATTAAAGCCAAGCTCTGTTGTATCTCCGTCAATTGATGATTTTGATGATGACTCAGGTACAAATGCTTCAACAGAACCTTTTGTTACCTTTGTTCCACCTTCTTCTGTTGTGTATATATCATCTCCTACGAGGTTTCCACCGCCGTTCTTGTACCACTTTCCTGTCCATTCAAAGCCTGCTTTGAGGTTATTTACATTTGTTGTCTCAAGATAATCTGCGATTGAACCGTCTGTTGTTGTTCCGTTTGTATTTATCTTTGAACTCGTATCCCCTTTTGAACCTGTGATTGTATTGTAGAGTACAGCAATGTCATTGTATCTCATCCTGCAGTTGTCTTTATCCATATACTGATTTGTCTCCCAAAGTACTGGTAAAATATGATGTTTAGCTGCAATAGTCATTGTATCATTTAACCACTGTGCAACACCCTCCTGCTTTGGATTGCAAACACTGAACTCACCCATGATAATTCCATATCCTGCATTGTAGAATTTATCCATCTTTGTGAAGTATGTTTCTGTTGCTTCTTTGTCTTTCTGTGTATAGATACCGCTGCCACCGTCTCCACAGAAATCCCATGGTGTATAGTAATGAACTGAAACGCTGAGTTTAGTAGTTCCATTTTCTGCTGTATCTGTTGGCATCTTAAATCTGTCATCACAAGTCTTGTCAATGTTTGTATCATAACCTGCAATAAGAAGATGTCTGTATGCGTTGTTTCCGCCTGTACTGCGGACAATGTCTACAAATTTCTGGTTAATCTTATTTGCCATTTCGTATCTCTCATCCTCTGTAAGGTTTCCTGAGATAGCCTTTGTATCATTGTCGTCTTTTGGTACGCTATAACCACTTTCATAGATTGCATCGTTTAATCTGTCACCAAGTTCCTCGTTTGCACCTTCAAAAATGAGATGATCTGAATAATCCTTAAATCTGTCACAAATCTGTGTCCAATATCTACTATATCTCTTCCATGCTTCTGCACGTTTTGTCTCATCGGCAGCTTTTTTTCCGTCAGCATCCTCCTTGCACGCACCAAACTGTCCCCACCACTGAGAATCCCAATGATCATTGACAATAACATACATACCGCAATTTAATGCATAGTTTACGATTTCTTCCACACGACCGAGGTATTTTTCATTGATAGTATATGTTCCATCCTCTGAATCCATGTTTGACCATGCTACAGGAATACGGATAGTATTAAATCCATATGAACGGAGTGACTGGATATAAGCTTCTGTTGTAATAGGCTGCCCCCATGCCTGCTCAAATACTGTAGCATCTGTAGCAGCAACCTTGTCAGCATAAGTTCCTAAAGTAGCTTCAAGAGTATTTCCGAGGTTTACACCCTCCCCCATCTCATTTTCGATGAGCCACTGTGTAGAAACATCTTTACGAACAGTACCGTTGTCTTTAACAATCATGTTTGCTGAAGTCCCGCCCTTTATCGAAACTGTTCTCTCTTCACCGACATTTGTTGAAGTCTCCGGCAGCTTCACACGGAGTGTAATATCTTTATCTTCGAGATGTCCGTAAAAACCGCCATCTGCAACTGTTACATCTTTTGTAATAGTCTTTGTTGCTGTTTTTCCATCCATTCTCTTATATGCAATCTTAAATGTAACCTTTGCACTTCCGGCAGCTACACCAAATATCTCAGCAGAATATGTAAGACCTGATGTTTTCTCATTCTTAATTTTGATTATTTTTTCATCTGCACTTGAAGCAGTAACCTTTGTCACACTCTTAACATTTTCAGCAGTAATTGCAACAGTTCCAGCTTTTCCGCTCACAAGTCCACTTGTAGCATATTTTGTGGCAAAAATAGGTGTATAAACCTTTTTAATGCTCTTAGCACCGGCTGCCTTAATCTTTTTAGCATTTGCATCAACTGAACTTCCTGAAATGCTAATCTTTTTAGTACATCCTTTAAATGCATTCTTTGCAACAGACGATAATTTACCGTTTACCACAAGTTTTGTAAGTTTCTTGCAATTTGCAAATGCTGAAGATGCAATTTTTGTCACACCTTTTCCAAGTGTAACAGATGTTGCTTTTGCTGCTTTGAAAACATTTGCATTAACAGCAGATACCGTATATGTCGCACCTGATGCCTTAACTGTATTTGGAACTGATATTGTCTTTGCTTTCTTTCCCTTTGTAGAAAGCTTTGTAATTGCAACTTTGCCATTTGTATCTTCTGTAGCGGCAGTTGTTACCTTATATGTATAATTTCCGCTTGTAAATGTAGCTCCAGCCTTTTTTCCATATGTCTTTGTAAACTTAGGAACACCTGTTATCTTAAATGAAATCTCAATATCGGATTTAGGCATTGTTGTAAGTTTGCCCTGCTTGAAAGGAATAGTGCTTGAAAGATTCCATCCGTCATAACCCGTATAACTGAATACTCTATAACCGTTTGCCTCATATGATTTTGTATGTGGAAGCTCTACACCTGATGCTCCCTCTACTTCATTGCCATCAATTTTTAATGTCGCATCTGTGACTTTTATACTGTCTGCTGATTTAAGAGGAATGTCTGTCGAAATTCCCATCATGTTAAATGCATCTGCACCTGTAAGGTCAACACCTGAAATCTTAACAGTGTACTCTCCGTCACCTTCTTTTAAAAGAACATCCGTAATCTCTGCTTTCTCTGTCACATCCTGACCACCGGCCTGCACATACGAATACTCTTTTCCTGTTTTAAGCGGATCTCTATAATCCCATGTCTTTGTCTGATAATAAAGATAAGCATGATAGCCGTCTTCTTTCCAGACTGAACTTATTGCAGCACTTGCCGGCTTTGCACCATTCACTGCACCTACACCTGTAAACGATGTAACAACCATAGCAGTTGACAATGCAGCAGCTAATAATTTTTTGGTTATTTTTCTCATATAATTCTCCTCTCACATAATTTTAATTCATTTTATACCTTTTATAAGTAACAGTTTTGTCATAAATATAGCAATAGAATTGGCAAACTCAAATATTGCGATATATTTTTATAGCTGAACTGTTATTATTATATTCATATTTTATTATATTTTTGTTAATATTTATATCCTGACTTTTAGATATATTATACATGTTTTTTAATATATACGGCATTTATAAACACCTGTTGCATACTCAATCGGACATCTTCAATCTACTCTTTATCTGTTCATAACACAAAGAGAGCACACCTGTTGGTGTGCCCTCCCTGAAAGCTCTTTCGATTTGTTTTCCTTAATTGTGGGAATTCAAACTTATTAAATATTATTTAACTACTACGCTGACTTTTGCGGACTTCTTACCATATTTAAGTGTAGCAGTTGTCTTACCTTTCTTAAGTCCCTTAACCTGGAATGTTACCTGTCCTTTTGCAGTCTTTTTAACTGTGACTTTTGCAACTTTCTTGTTCTTTACAGAGACTTTAATCTTCTTAGCCTTAACTTTCTTAGTTACCTTTGCAAGTGCAACTGTGTATTTTGCTGTCTTTTTCTTCTTAACATTTGCTGTCTTAGCAACAGTTACTTTAATAGTAGACTTCTTAGAACCAGCCTTAAGTGTGATTGTAGCTGTCTTGCCCATAACTGCTGTCTTCTTAGCTGTGATTGTAACATTCTTCTTAGATTTGTTTACCTTAACTGTTACAGCCTTGTTGTTGCTTGTAGCCTTAACTGTTGATGTACCCTTAACTGTGTACTTAACTGTTGCAGACTTAGATGGAGCAACTGAAACCTTAGACTTAGCAGCCTTGATAGATACTGTTGAAGAAGCTTTCTTTGTTGTTACATTGAAGTTTACTACAATTTTATCATTAGCTTTAACAGGAGCTTTATTTAACTTATCAATAGTTGTAACTTTTTCATCCTGCCAGTTAACACCAGTCTTGTCAAAGAGACCATTCCATGGATTTACGATGTTGAATCTGTAGTTCTTTGAAACTGTCTGATCTGCAAATCCCCAGCATCCTTTGTTATCTATAGCGTATGTCTTGTCACCAATCTTTACATTCTTAACTGTGAGTGCAAAGTTGTCTGCAAGACTTCCATAATAAAGGTCTGTGTCAAGCATCATTAAGTAGATTCCTTTTGAATCACTTGTTGCTGTGTATTCGATAGAGTAATCACCATCTTTTGTTACATTGACACTCTTGTCACCCCAAGACTGCTCGCCCCAAGTATCATCCCCAACATAGTCGAATGAAACATTGAAGTTACCCATCTGACCTTTAGCAACCGGTGCCGGTGTCTCTGTTGGTGCAGGTGTATTCTTAAGCTGATCCTCAAGAGCTGCTTTTGATGCTGCAAGTGACTTATTGTCTTTTTCAAGGGCTGCTTTTGATGCTACGAGTGCTGAGTTTGATGCTGCAAGTGCTTTGTTCTCTGTCTCAAGAGCTGACTTTGATGCTGCAAGTGACTTGTTGTCTTTTTCAAGGGCTGCTTTTGATGCTACAAGTGAAGCATTGTCTTTCTCAAGGGCTGCCTTTGATGCTGCAAGTGACCCGTTCTCTTTCTCAAGGGCTGCTTTTGATGCTGCAAGTGCTTCATTCTCTTTCTTAAGAGCATCTAAATCTGTAACACCATTCACTTTATATGTAAATGTAATCTCATCGCCTTTTTCTGCAGTAAATTTTTCAAAATCACCTACACTAGTTGTTGCGATATTTTTTGAATCAGCATATTCACCATACACTGCTTTTTTACTTAACACATCCTTGTCTCCAACTTTAACTGAAACAATCTTTAAATCGAAATCTTCAGTAACATTTTCAACAGTAGTTGTTGTCTCTCCAAAATTAGCTCCAGCAAGAGCACCTGCTGTAGCTGCATTTGCAAAAGTTGTTGTAACTTCAACTTTTCCGTCTGCTTTAACAGTAGCCTCTTTTTTGTTTAAAGTTTCACCTTTAAGTGTTAATTCAACACCGTCTTTGTCGGCTGCATCTGCCTTTAATGTTCCAACATTTGCACCTGTCAATACTAATGCTGTTGAAAGTGCTAAGGAAAGAGCTTTTTTTGTTCCCTTTGTTAATCTCATTAACATATCCTCCTTCTCCCTATCATATATAGGGTTGCATAATTTTTGAAACGATAAAGTTGTAGTCCGCACTCAACCCTATAAGCCGTTTCGTTACATCTAACATAGTAACAGAATAATATTTTCAAATAAACAGTAAAAATGCACAATTATTCCAGCTTTTTTTGTGTATTTTGTATATTCATCAAATGATTACACCTTGATTATGTGTTTTTTTTCAGTGATTTTTCCCATATTATCAACATTATAGTTAAGGCTAATTTTTGACAATATTTGGAATAAAATTTTTGAAAAATCGTAATAGTTCCGCCCTAAATTTACTATAACCAAAGAAAAACAGAGACGATTTTTTACATCCGCCTCTGCTTTTTATTTCAAAAATTATGCTTTGGAATATTTTATTATGTTATGGTAATTATTTTACTTTAACTGTTACCTTAACTGATTTCTTACCAATCTTGATTGTAAGTTTTGAAGCACCTTTCTTAGCACCCTTAACTGTTACTGTTACTTTGCCCTTAGAAACTTTCTTGCCTGTAATCTTAGCAATCTTTGACTTAGAAGATTTAGCTGTTAATTTATCTGTTGTTGCTTTCTTCTTATTCTGAGCTGTAACCTTAACTGTTATTTTTGCTTTCTTGCCCTTCTTAATCTTTACTGTTTTCTTAGCTGCTTTTGCACTCTTAACAGGGTTTGCAACCTTAACTGTGATAGTTGCTTTCTTTCCTGCACTTGTAAGTGTAATCTTAGCTGAAGAACCCTTTGTTGCTTTCTTAGGTACTGAAATCTTAATTTTCTTGCTGCTTGTTACTTTTACTGTTGCAAGTTTCTTATTAGAAGTCTTAGCTGATGCCTTAACTGCTTTTCCTGCCTTATTAAGTGCTTTATAAGAAACTGTTGTTGACTTTCCTGCTGCTACTGTTACTGTTTTCTTAGAAACTGTTACTTTAGCTTTTGATTTCGCACTAGTGCTGCCCTTCATTCCTGATACAGTAAATGATACTTTGATTGTATCTCCCTTCTTTACAGGTGCTGTTCCAAGTCCATCAATAGATGTTACGGCAGGGTCAACATATGTTACACCATCTGAACCAATAGGTCCGTTATATGGATTTACAATGTTGTATCTGTAAGCGTTTGTTTTTTCCTGGTCTGCGAAGCACCATCCGCCTTTCGCATTTACTTTGTAATCTGTCTTTCCAACAGAAACAGTTGTAGGAACAAGCTTAAAGTCTTTGTTTAATGAACCTTTGTAAAGGTCTGTTGAAAGAATCATCATAAAGATGTCAGTTGTATCAGACTGAGCAGTGTAGCTGATTTCATATTTTCCATCACCAGTTACATCAACTGACTTGTCTCCCCATGACTGCTCGCCCCATTTGTCATCTGCTACATAGTTGAATGCAACATTAAATTTATCCATATTTCCCTTAGGAGCTTCTGTTGGAGCTGGTGTTGCATCGCTTGTTGGGGCTGGTGTATTTGTTGATACAGGTGCCGGTGTATTTGTTGCTCCGCTTGTTGGGGCTGTTGTTGCTCCATTTGTTGGGGCTGTTGTTGCTCCGTTTGTCGGTACTGTTGTTGCTCCATTTGTTGGTGCTGTTGAAGGCTTTGTTGACACTGCAGGTGCTGATGAAACTTCTGCTGTTGGTGACGGTGTTGCTAAAGCTTCTTTAACAACGAGAGCACAATCTTTTCCACCTGATAATTTATATGTAGTTCCATCAATATCTGTTTTTGTTCCCATATAAATCTTAGGTGTATCTGCATTCATATCCGCATCATCACTTGCTGATATATAGAACTCATCTGTCTCATCATCAAACCAAGCCTTTACACCTTTGATAGCAGTATATGTTTTGTCATATGCCCATCCGTCAAATTCAATAGTTCTTGTTGAATTTGGTTTTGTTACAGGTGCAGAAATCTTAATTGTCTCTCCACGATGAATAGTAATCTCATCTTTGACATTGGACATATCAATAGTCGGTTTTGCTGAACTGTCATAATACTCTACTGTAACAGTATAATTAATATTTGTCCAATCCTCACCAGCTTCATCTTTAATATTTAAAAGGAATTTACTTCCGCTATCTTTTATTGCATCTGCGATAACCTTTGATGAGTCACCATCTCCTACATAATTCCAAGAACCACAAGTATCACTGTCTGTTCCATTAAACTTAGTAACAACACTTCCGCCATAATAGTACTGATTGCAATCTCCTGTACCTGCTAATGTGATAGTTGGTGTTTTATAACCCTTTGTGCTAGAAACAACTTCAGAAAAATCAATCCCAAGTCCATGTACTGTTTTTGCATTTTCCTTATCTGTTACATAAAACTTACCATCATCGGCTGTACCATTGTTAAATACTTTCTGGCTATCTGTAACATCTTTTCCATCAAGAGTTACTTTTGTTAATTTGTTCTTTTCTACTGTTGCGACATATGAATGTGTCGCATCATCCGCTTCCGCTGCCTTACTTTTTGTACTTCCAATATTTGCACTGGTAATAATAAGTGCTGTTGAAAGAGCTAAAGAAAGGGCTTTTCTCATTCCTTTTTTTAATCTCATTAAGAAATCCTCCTTCTCCCATCTCTATGGGTAATAAATTGTTAATTTACTTTTGCTTAAAGCAGAAATCATCGGTCTTTATTGCACCCCTCAAACTGCCTTTAACATTTGAACAAAATATTAACACAGTGTTAATATTTTTTATACCTGCAAATTTAGCAATTTTATACATTGATATTTTTTAATTTTATAATTTTTATATTAAAGTTGTATTATTTTTACAATTTTGGTAACAGTTCAGCCATAAAAATGTAATTGGCAATACAATGAGCTTGTTCATTGTATTGTTAAGTACATTTTTATGTTAGAATAGCCTTTCATTTCTGAAATGAGGGCAAAGCCCTCACGAGCACGCTCAGATGGAACAAATTTATTTGTTCCATCCTCACTTTGCTTTCGCG